ACGCCGCCACTGTTACGTGTCTTCATCAGCTGTAACTGATAACGTCCACGTTCGCGCATTGCTCTGCTTGTAAAGATACCAAACACGTTGTCTGCTGTTTGTATCTTACTAAGTCCACCTGATATGTGCGAGTGATCAAATTCAATTTCTTCTACAGCACCACGATTCAACTGTGCCGCTGTAACAAACACTGTGTTCAATTCCATTGCTAGGTTACGTAACTCTTCCGATACATACTTGTCTTTGATATACAAGTTCTCTGCACTAATCTTTGCGCCGTTGGGCATAAGCAAGTCTAAGTAATCAATCAACAGCACGTCGATCTTCTTGCCTGTTTTAATCTCAAACTCTCTAATGTAGCTTCTTACATCGTTAGGCGTCTTACCACTAGGCATATACTTAACTTGGAATGCACCTGCCTTCTTGCCAATCATCTTAACTTTCATTTCAACATCGTCAATGTTCTTAAACACATCACGACTAGGTATGCCAGTAACCATACTGTCTACTCTCATACTAACCAAGCTCTCACTAAGCTCTAGGGTCAAGTACAATACGTTCATACCTGCCAATGCCCAGTTAACTCCTAGGTTAGCCAAGAACAAACTCTTACCTGCACCTGAGCCACCTGCAAAGATATTCAGCTCGCCTCTGTTGAACCCACCAAATAATTTCTTATCAATAGCGGCCCAACCTGTGCTAACTTGTCCGTTACTACTCTTAATGTTTTCTAGTCTTAGTCTAGGGTTGTCAAAATAATCTGTACCCAAGTCTTTTTGTAGACCAATCTGTACAGCCTGCTTGACTAATTCTTCAACAGGTCCATACTCGCCTTTCTCTAATAAGTCAGCACCTTTAAGGATTGCCGCTTCAAGTGCTTTGTGTCTACTAAACGTTTCAAACTCTAACAATAACCAATCGTAATGATTCTCTTGTAGTTGTCCTGGGTCTTTCAGCTGTGTCTGTGTAGCTGCATTAATCATATCAAACGTAGGCAATGCATTATGATCTGTAACATAATCATTAAGAAACTTTGCAGATTCAAACAAGCGTCTATCAAATGCCTCAGGATTAAATACAGTCTGACATCTAACAAACGTTTCGGCATCTGTCATCATCATTTCTAGATATACTTTTTGTATATCATAACCGTAGTCTGTATTTTGTCTAGTACTCATTCATTACCCTCGTCTGGAAGTTCTTCTACTGTAATTATGCTTGGTGCAAACCCAAGCGGTTCTTCTTTGACTTCTTTATTTACAATTAGTGCATAGTATAACACAGATAAAAATATAAGTAAACCTATTAATCGAACCATTTCTTTGCTCTCAATCTTATTTTTAATGCAGACTCATTAGCAGAAGCTGTTATACTGTACAGTGTATACAGTCTACCATACTTACTAACAGCATCACCGATATCATTAATACCTTGTTCCCACTCTGGCATGCTAACACTAAACCCTAGTTCAATTGCTTGCTCTACAAGTTTCTTGCCAGCTTGGTCTCTATCAGGTACTACTATAATTTGTTTTTGTAATTTGTTCAACAGCATTGCTTGTTGGTCGCTTATTTCACTGCCGCCAATTGCGCAGCCTTCTATGTGTATAGCATCTAACTGTCCTTCACATAGTATTGCAAATACTTTACTGTATCGTTGTTCATCTAGTCCGTAAACAAATCCAGGTTGTACTTCCGTTAAGTACTTAGGTTTCTTATCCGGAAGTACACTACGTCCAGTCCATCCCACGATTCTATCTTCATAATAGAATGGTATGATTAGTCTATCACGGTAACCCAAACTAGGTGACCAGTAGTAACTGGTATCATCAGTGTTAAGATTACGTGCGGCCATGTATTCGAGAACAGCCATACTATACTTGTTAAAGTCAGTAATGTCTGTAATCTTTATAGCATCATCGGGCAATGGTACTGTATCAAACGTAGGAAGCTCGGCAAGTCTTTGCGTTACTTCAACACCCTCGTTTTCTCTCATAACATCAAATGCCACCTTGTTGACTACGTCATCAGGAGTTCCTAACCATTGTAGGAGTTTACGCAATTTATGTGAGAATGGTCTGCCTGGTTGCCAAGAAGCCTTATAGCCACAGTTAAAACAATGATAACTGATGCCAGCGCCTTCTTGAATTACGCCGCCACGCTGTTTCGCATCACGGGTTTCTCCGTTGTGAATACAGCAAGGTGCATTGAATGAAGTCCAGCCGCTAGGAGTTGTTTTCCTCTTAGCGGGCAGATATGTCAGAACTGTTTCAATGACTACACTCATACTAATAGTATACAGTCAAACAGTTATGAAGTCAACTAGTTTCTTACTAAGATTTTGGTTATTTTTTCTGAAGGATTAACAGTTGTTTTGAATCTCAAGTAGCTGTACACGCCTGAGAAATTAGTAACTGCAGGAGTTGTTTCGTTGCCAGTAAACGTTACTGTGTTAATGTCTACCCATTTAGAAGTGTAGTCTATTTGATTCTCTAACGATGCTTGTACAATAACATCGCCTATATAATTATCTGTATATATGGCTGCTGTGTGTAGAGCTTCGTTACCGTTAATAGCAGGCTCGGCTGATATATGATCGCTGTAGTAAACTGTAACATCGCCACTGTCTTGTAAAAAGTTTGTAACTGATACTGTAGCACGTGGCCCAGGCAATGCTGATGCATTTAAATATATTGTACCTATTGCGTTCAGTTGCTCGTCTGCAAAAGTAAGTGTGTTATCATTAGATGTATCGTTAGTAAGATATATTGTATAAGACAAGTACTGTTGTTTTAAGTTCAGTGCATCATTCTCAGTGATTGTAACTTCGAATAAACCTTTGTTAGCAACTAACACAGTGATTCCCTGGTCGGTAGAGTAATTGAAAACTTGATTTTTATTTTCATCAAAGGCAACAAAATGTATTGTCGACCCTGTTGGGTTAATTGGTTTTTGATCTGGGTTTAATAGTTGGAATTCTAATTTATTATCTATTCCACTGTAAACTGATATATTTCTTTGATACACTGGTCTGTACTCCGTTATAAATCCAGTCACATTGACTACGAGGCTGGTTCTGTTATTGACTAAATATCTAGGTATAAGTGACATACTGTATTTATATATATATAGGATCTATAATAAACGAATGCTAACTAAAGATATACAAGAAAATTTTCCGTTCATATCCATAGTAGGATATGGTGGTAACGAATACGTCGGCATCGTAATTAATCAGGATCAGGCTGTAACTAGCATGTATGTTTTTGAGGCTTTAAAAACAGACGTTGCAAAGAAACAGTTTCTTGAAATGGGAGAAGCATGGTGGTGGGAATCAAACAGATTAATTCCTATAAACATTTTCTTAAAACAAGAAATGGCAATTTTTAAATACGCAATAATGACAATGAATTCAAAGGATGTACGTATTGTATCAGGACCTTGTGTTAACTTAGGTAACCTAAGTGTTAAGCGAGTTAAGCGCAAAAACGTCCAACTGGTAAGAAAAGTTAATAAGTAAATTTAAACCAAACATTATTTGGGCCCACATCATACGTTCGAACAAGTTCATTTACAGCTTTATTAACTCCAGGGAAATCAATATCGTGTCCACTAAGGCAACCTCTGCCGTTTATTCTTTTACTATATAAAAGGATATCTTTTCTGCATCCTTCATACGAATGGTCTGCATCAATAAACACTAGATCAACTTTAGGAACACGTTCTACAACAACAGCACTATTTCCTTGAATAGGAACAAGCCTATCTCCGTATTTTTCTTTTACACTATCGTTATAAAATAAACTAGTGTCTGTATCAACAGCATAAATTTTTAAGTGAGGTATTTTATCTAGTAGATAAAATGTAGTGCGGCCATCACGCACTCCTACTTCTGCCATAGAAATATATCCATTGTCATTAATTAAATGTTCAAGGAAATATTTTCTGTTTGGTTTTTTATCCCACTCTATAGTAGGAGCAACTTTAATCTTGGGCAGCATGTAACTCATCACACAGTAAATTTATATGCACAACAACAGCTGCTGCATACGAAATTGCATGTGCTTTTTTAAAGTAGTACTCGCCGTTAGTAGGCTTGACCCACACTTCCTGCATTATCTTGTCCCAACTCTCGTTTGCTAGATATCGTTTTGCTGGGCGTATAATAGCTAGAGTTGCTGCTAACTGTTCTACCGAAATAGGCTTCAATTGCTTTAATAGTTCGTTGTGCCCGTTTAGATGAAAGACTTTTTCGCTGAAGTCCTTGTGTTCCAGTAGTTGCCATATTGGCTTCCTTTCCATTAGTTCTGTTAAATGTTGATTATCCTTAACACTCTTATATATGCTTACGTTAAGGAAGTCTAATTTGAAGTAACCGCGTTTGTCTGCGGTCTTGTGATCTATTGTACATAGATTGTCAACAGGATTATGAGGAGCCTCTGTTACGTAGACTCCTGTATTGTGTTTCTTGTTGTTATCTAGTCTTGCAACGATATGATCAATCTTATTTAAAATTGATGTCCTGTCTGCAAAGTCTATGTCAATATCTGGCATATTTTATCCGCTAATTCCTTAAACCATTTCTCATCATAACCACGAGTTGTTTCTGCCGCTGTACCAATTCGTATTCCGCTTGTCTCTATAAAACTTCTAGGGTCATTTGGAATACCGTTCTTGTTTACAGTAATGCCATTTTCTTCTAACAAGTCTGCGGCTTCTCTTCCACTATATTTGCTGTCACTCAAGTCTAGTAATATTATATGCGAATCTGTTCCATTTGTCAAGCATTTAAATCCTTTGTCTTTAAACACAGCACACATTGCTTTTGCATTAACTACTACTTGCTTTGAATAGTCTTTAAACTCTTGTGTGTTTGCTTCTATAAAACATTGTGCTTTCGCCGCAATAATATGCATCAGCGGGCCGCCTTGTGTTCCTGGGAAGATAGCACTATTAATACGCCTCGTGTACTCTGGGTTGTTCCACAGTATAATACCACCTCTAGGACCGCGTAAGGTCTTGTGTGTTGTACTTGTTACTACGTCTGCATATGCTAGTGGCGATTGATACACACCGCCTGCTATAAGACCGCTGTAGTGTGCCATGTCTACTAATAGCAATGCACCATACTTGTCTGCAATCTTTCTAAACACTTCCCAATTAATTTGTCTAGGGTATGCACTTGCTCCAGCAACAATCATCTTAGGACGATACTCTTTTGTCATTTGTTCAATCTCGTCATAGTCTAAATAGCCGTCAGCTTTTACTTTGTAACTACAAGCACTATACACCTTGCCTGAAATATTTGGGGGACTACCATGTGACAAGTGTCCGCCACTTGCTAGGTCCATGCCAAGAATAGTATCTCCTGGTTTGAGGAACGCTTGATATACTGCTGTGTTTGCATTTGCACCTGAGTGTGGTTGTACGTTAGCGTAGTTACACTTGAACAGTTTACATAGTTCATCTACAGCTAGTGATTCTATTTCGTCCATATGTTCACAACCGTTGTAATAACGTTTGCCAGGATAGCCTTCAGCATACTTATTTGTAAAAACACTGCCTGCTAAATTCATTACACTTGAACTTGCAAAGTTCTCACTTGCAATTAATTCTATTGTAGTTGCTTGTCTGCTAATTTCTTTATCTAAGATTTTGTGTATCCGTGTGTCCATTTTATACCTCTATATAATTATCTATTGTTTTCATCGTATACTACTCTTTGTTGGTGAAGGAGCTGCAAGAGCTTTGTGTATTGCTGCTACTTCATCGTGTTTAACTTCTCCGAACAAGAAGGTTTGAAGTTTTCTTAACTTAGCATATTTAGGTTTGATAAGATCATTAAATGTTAATTCAAATACATCGTCTTCATCTCTCCAACATTCTATATCATGGTATGCTTCTTCAGTAACCGCTGTGTCTCCGTACATCTCATCTTGAAATCGTTTTATAGATTCTTTGTGTTGTTCGTGCGGCCTAGTTAATAATATTTTCTTTACACCGCGTAATGGTTTTATATATTTTCCTTCGTAACCTAAATGTCCAACAGCAAACCCGTCCGTTGGCATCAAGTCGATTATAGATTGGAAACTACCAATTTGGTGTGTTACACTTTGTATATATTTTTTTAAATCGTTTTTCTTTTCAAACGCAGGCAACGGTTGTGTGATATCATATACTCTGTACTTGCCACTTTTAACATGCATGCCTGTTGCAACCATACCAAAGTTTTTAAGTAAGTTAGCACAAAGGTATGTGCCTGCTTTTGGTTGACTAATAATAAATGCTAGATTACGATTATGTTTTATTTGTTCAGTTGCAAGATGTTTCTGAATTCTATTTTGTTCTTTTTCCAATCGCTTATAGTGACGAATTCTTCGCCACTCTTCTCGAGTATATTGGTGCTTGTCTAGCTTCATAGATTAGATTCTTTTGTCACTTCTTTAACTAATTCGACATCAATAGGAGTACGTTTAAATCTCATTGCCCAATGTTGCGGATCCATGATGTGGAATATTATATTCAGTTGTTCGTCACTAAACTTACTTAGCATTTCTTTTCCGCTCTTACAATTAAGCACAAGCCAAGGACTTATCTTGCCATCTTTAATGTGCCAAGCTGCACGATTCAAACTTACATAATGGAAGTAGTGATTCCATACACTGTTATTTTCTTCAGCCCATTCCATCATAGTTATAACACTACGTTCAAGAGCTGTCTGCACACCTTCTTTACGTATAAGTTCAATTGCATATTTTTCATACATGTCTTCGCGGCACCAATGATCTAATTTAACTCCGCTAGTTACAACATAGTCAATATACTTTTCAGGGTACAAAGGTTTTACATTATTTAAGAAACTTCCAAACTTTACAAATGCATTATAGTATGAGCTCTTGCAAAAATCTTCATACGTTTTATCTTTCTTTGCACCGGCACTAAGTTTGTAGAACTGGTTAAATGCATACATACCTAGTTGTACACGTTTTTCTTTTTGTTGTAGATGTCTACGTTTTTGTTCACACACATGCACCATCAATGTTTTTTCGCGAACATACCCTGTGTTACAATATTCACATACGAATGGTTTATTAGAGCTTGATGTCGATGTCATGATCTTTAGCCAATTGTTTGAGTTCTTTTTTTGTAGAGAGAGTAGCAAGGAGTTCAATCTCATCTTCCTTCATATTAGGATAAATTTTTTGTAGTAACTTCACGCCGTTTCCGTTACCGCCTGTTTTCTTTTTAAATCCAATCCATTGGTGCCATTCAATCTTCTTAGAGTTGCCTGCAAGACATATTAGTTGCCACTGTAACTTAGGATGCTTCATTCCTAGTACGTTCCAGTTTTTATTATAAAATTCGTTTGTCTTAAACACAGCCATTGCCTGTTGTTCAAAGCTACCTTTGACATTGCTTACATACCGATTCAATAACCAGAAGCCAACAGCTTTACGTTCTTCTTCGTCAAGTTCGTCCCATACGTCTCTAGCACCCATGTCAATAGCTGCTAATACATCTTTTATTGGGAGTTTTTGCTGTGCCATATATCTACGTCCTCTGGTGAGTTTATTTCTGTACCTTTATATTGTACACTCAAACAACCAATTTGCCAACCGTTTTTTAACCAACGTAGTTGTTCTAGTTTCTCTACTTCTTCTTCACGTTCTACAATTAGATTAGGATACATTTCTAATGCATTACGCTTGTATCCGTAAACACCTAAGTGCCAGTTGCCGTACCCTGTCATGCCTCTACCAAACCATAATGCTTGGTCTCCAGCACGTACCATTTTAACTGTGTTAGGATCGTTCTGTTGTTCTTCTGGCATGTCTGTAAACATTGTTGTTACAGGATAATGTTTTAGATGCCAAGCAGCTTGTGTTATCATATAGGTAGAAACATCAGGCATGTCGCCTTGTACGTTAATAATATTATCATAATGGCCAAGGTACTTAATAAAGTTACTATCAGTAATGGCGCCTGCACATCTTTCTGTACCGTTAGCGTAATCTTTCTCTTGGTCAATCCAACACTGTCTAGGACCAAATAAATCAAAGATACGCATGTCATCGGTAAGCACATACGTTGGTATCTTAGACGCAACACAAGCGTCATACACACGTTTTATCATAGGAACACCATCTAACATACACAATGGCTTTCCTGGGAAGCGTGTGCTATTATAACGTGCTGGAATTAATATTACTGTCTTGCTCATCCTACTACCTTATTAATTGCAACCATGTCTGCTACAACTTTTTCAAAGTCGTCTAAGCGTAACATATTAGGACCATCACTAGGTGCGTTGTCTGGATCAGGGTGTACTTCTAAGAAGAAAGATGAAATCCCCAAAGCACTACCAGCGCGAGCCATGCCAGGCACGTAGTCACGATTACCGCCACTCGAGCCGCCAAGTCCCCCTGGTTTCTGACACGCATGAGTACAATCGAACACAACTGGCTCGCTAAAATTATCCAACATATATTGTAGACCAGTGAAGTCGACAACCAATGTGTTATATCCAAAACTCGTTCCTCTCTCCGTAATCCAAACTTCTTTAGCACCTTCTGTCTTAGTTAAAATGCCCTTCATATCCCATGGTGCAAGGAACTGACCTTTCTTAATATTAACAATTTTATCTGTGGCGCAGACCGCCTTTATTAGGTCTGTCTGTCTACACAAGAATGCAGGGATCTGATAAACATCAACAGCATCTCTAAACTCACGTTCAATACGAGCAACTTGTACATAGTCATGTACATCAGTAAGTGTCTTTACACCTAGTTCTACTTTTAGTGCCAAGAAGTCTGTTAGTGTTGCTGACATACCTTGCCCACGTACACCTTGCATACTACTACGATTAGCTTTGTCAAAACTTGCTTTAAAATAATATTCAATACCATACTTATCACATACACGTTTGCACTCTCGAGCGATCTCTAAACTTTGTGGTAATGATTCGTGCTGACATGGTCCTGCTATAATTCTCATATTATTGGTATCCATCTGTTTAATAATAAAGGATCTATTTGTTCACGTTTAATAATATCAAACGCTATTGTTATACGAGGCGTATCCTTCTCCCACTCGCTAACACGATGATATAGACCTGCTGGACTGAGTGTTATATAACCATCTTGGTTGTCAATTGTTTTAATAACTTCATCTTTATCTCTATACATTGTTTGACTAGGTTCTGCGTTTACGCAAACATACCCATGCCACCTTCCGTCATGTACTTGATTTTCTGGACCATGTTTATGCCAGTTTAAGTAGCCGCCTTTGTTATAAACATTCACCCAACCTGCTATTGCGTATTCATGCCAGTTTGGTATTTTGGATTTAATTGTAGTTACAATTTGTTTATATAGATCAGTAAACCCTGGGTAATGACATAGGAACACATTGTATGCTTCATACAACTCTGTACTACGACTACCTTCTGCAAACCCCATATACCCCTTAGGAAAAGTTTTGTAAAATTCGTCAAATCTATCTGATACTAAATCTGCTAGAAGCTTACTACTATGTTCTAATTGTATTAGTGTCATTTTACTTACACACGATTTGTGATGTATCATTTCCTATGATCCTTTACTGTATAGTAAGTTGTTACTAACTGATCTAGGAGCTTTTTTAGTGTAGGGTATTCTAAACTCAGTTCACACAACTCTTGCCATTCAGAATAATTTAATAATTCGCCTTGTGCTCTTGCAACGCCTGCAGGGTCGCCGCCGACAATCCAACGAGGTATTTTATTATGTGGCTTATCTCTATATCTTGCATATACAACTCCGTCAGCTCTTTCATATATTAATGCTTCGCCCGGAATCATTGTTAACTTACTTTTCAATAGCGACATCTAATTTCCCTTTATCATTTAAATTATTATAAACTATAGTGCCGTCAACATATCTGTTAATTTGTTCAGTCCACCATGTTTGGTCTTCTAAAATTAAATGTGCATTTCTGCCGTCACTAAGTCTTTTACGTGCAGGCTTAGTGTCTATACGAAGCCATACATATTTTGTACTTAATAAATTTATGTGACCGAGAACTTGATTTAGAAACTCTGGTTCAATATGTTCTAGTACATCATTACTAAACACACATTCTACTTCTGTTGCGTTGTTAGCAAACATTAGTACAGCAGGATCATATCCTATACACTTAATGTGTCTGTACCTTGACTCTAGGTCAGATAGTATGCCTCCTTTACCACAACCGTAATCTAGTAAAGTTAAAGGTTGCCATTGTTTAACATACGTGTGAAACTTGCCAAGGTTCTTAGTCTTACCACCAAAGCCTTTTGTTCGACTACGGTCGGCATGTATAACACGAAGTTCTTCTATATACTTCAGCGAATACATTTATTTCACTGACGCTCCTACAGTGCGTCTAACAATATCATTGTGATTAAATTCAGCCCAATAAAGTTCAAACGCTACACCATCTTCAAGTCCTTCGAACTGATGTATTTTACCAGGCTTTACTTGTGTAAAGTCGCCGGCTTCTAAAATAGTTTCATCAACAAGACCGTCTTGGTCATCTTGCCAAACACGTACAATCATTTTTCCTGACTCTACAAAAAAGCCATTCCATTTAAATTCATGTTCATGTTCAGAGCATTTAAATCCTTTGTTAAACTCAATACGGTGAAATTCTAGTACACCGTTTGCATGTACTAACTCTGTGTTACCCCAGATTTTTCCTGCTTTAATTCCCATTGTACTCTCCTTTATATAAGTGATGCATATTCTATCACTTCGCTCTGTCGTGTAATATCTTTAGCAACAAATACACAATCAGGCCTGTCTCCATCTGTTAGCGGCATACTTAATAGTTGTCCGTTTTTCATTTTAGGGAAATACCATTTTACATCATTATAAAAATTAACAATTTCTATCTTTCCGTAGTCTGATTTAAATCCTGTTAATGGGTTAAACATCCATGCTTCAAAGCCTCTGTCATTTAAACTAGTCAGCGGCAATACTTCTAAGTCCATGCCTGCCTCTTGGTCGCCAACAGCAATATGCCAATCTACTGGCATTGTAAGTTCGTGTCCGTTTATATTAAGGACCATAGCGGGTGCGCTAAATGATTCTAAAAAGATCAAAGGAATAAAAAAGAAGTCGGGTTCCTTTGGATCTGAATTATCAAGCACACTAAAACGTATGTCCTCATCTATTTCTTCTGGTAGTTTATCAAGATGAAAACATTTGTTTTCAAGTGTAAGTATTCTCATATATTAATTCCAATCAATTTTTTCTATAGTGAAAGGATATTGTGCTTCCTTATAGAATTTTTTACGTTGTGTTAAATGTCTCTTTGCAAATTTGCACGTTGAAGTGATATCCCAAATTTGCACGAAGTCTTTGTCCTTTGCCTTTCTTACGCCTCTGCCTATACTCTGTATTACCCTAACAAAACTCTTGCCAGGTTCGATAAGGACAAGATTAAAGATTCTAGGAATGTTAAGTCCAACAGCCGCTACACCATAAGTTGCAATAATAACTTCATTAGTGCCTTCCTTAATTGTATCGTAAGTTTCTTTCCTGTCTTTAACTTTTACAGCGCCGCTTACAAACGTGCTGTTAGGTATTAGTTCTTCTAATAATTTGCCTGCGCTAATTCTATCTACTAGTATTAGTGTGTTGCCTGTCTCCGAAATCTTATTCATCATCTTAGCAATGTACTGTAGTCTCGCTTCGTTTGATGTTAGATATTTAAGTTCGCCTTGGTAATCTCTATGTGCAACAGTGTCAATTAATTGACAAACGTTAACATGACATTGTGATAGCACACCTTTGTCTTGCAATTCTTTTGCTGTAATGTTTCCAATTACGGGTCCAAGACTTGCGTGTATACTTTCAAACTCAAACTTCTCTTTAGGCACTGTGCCAGTTAGTCCCCAACGTATTGGAGCGTTACGTAGGTTGCGAGTGAGCAAGTTCTTAAGAACTTCAGCTTTCGCTTGGTGTACTTCATCGACGATTATAGTGCTCACACCGTCTAGGAATTCTGCT